TGATTTGTGAAAACCAATGCGACTTTTTGTCTAGCTATCATCTGAGTTACTTTTCTCATAGCTTTTGATATGATGATTGCTTTGGCCGTAGCCCAACCATCTTTATCAAAATCTGCATCCATTTCTTGTTTAGTGGATGCAGCTGCTAATGAATCAACCAAGATTGTAACCAACTTGTCTTTATTTGATTCTCTGATTTTAGTAACAATTGTTTCAATAGTATCAAATATTTCTTCAACGGTTTCCAAATGAACATATAACATTTTTGTAGTATCCACACCAATAGCTCTCAAAAACTCTTGAGATACTGCTGATTCGGTATCTATGTAAACTGCTATACCATCTTTCTTTTGTGTTGAAGCCAATAGATGAGAACCAATTAAAGATTTACCACTACCTTCTAAACCATTTAATTCGGTGATTTTACCTACGGCAACTCCACCATTTGGTCTATTAGCAATTGCTAAATCTAAAATTGTTGAACCTGTTGAAATGAAATCCGTTACATCAGTTGGATTTGCACCTTCGTCAAGAAAGTAAGCAACTTGTTGATGTTTGAATTGTTTATTCAGTTCATCGGCAATTATCCCAGCCAATTCGTCTTTTTCCGACATATTGTTCTCCTATGGGTTAATTAATTATTGAACAAGTTATCAAATGCGTCTGAAACATCTGATGTAGATTTAGTAGCTGTTTGTTCAGCAACTTTCTCAGTAGTGTTTGTTGGTGCACTTGTTTCTGTCTCATCAGATGGATTCAAAAAGTTTTGTAAAACTTCTTTCAACTCATCATAAGTTGGTTCATTGTAAAGTTCTGTCAAATTAGATTGATTATCAAAGATACCTTGTAATGTATCAGCGTCTTCTGTAATCGGTGTCATATTTGGTTTAACTCTTACAGTAGTTTTACCATATTGGTTACCAGCTTCAGCAGGTGTTTGTCTATCTATACCAATATCTCTACCATTAGTAGCATCTGTGATGTCACCATAATCAGGGTCAGCAATTACACCAAGTAATTCTTGATATACAGTTTTACCGAATCCCCAAAATTTAACACCTTCTGATTCTTTACCACGAACTACAACTGGTGCAAAAGTTCTCATTTTAGGTTCAAGTCTTTTGCCTTGAATCCATTCGTCTTTATTACCTGTTGATTTTAGTTTATCAGCAAATTCAGCTACTGGGTCTGGTCTTCCAAATGAAAGAGGTGATAGGTAAGTTTTATTATTACCTAAATTATAATGAAAGAATAACTCAATGAATGGGTTATCTTTATTATGTTTATAAGGGACAATACGAACAACTTGTTTACCTGGTTCAGGTTTCCAAAAGTTATCTTTTGTATTTGAAGTTGATTGTAATGTTGCGAGTTTGGATTTGATTGCATCTATATCCATTGTATTTCTCCTATGTGTTTTATCGTTTATCGTTTATTAGTTATGGTTTTTATCAACCATATAACCTATTTAATTCTATCTCTATAATATATATCAAAAATGCAATATAAGTCAAGCTTTTTTTTTATTTTTTTTAACACTTACATCCACAATGTTCATCCCATTTTCCAATAGGACACTCAGCTACAGCATAATGAACTTTCACATTCATAAAACAACCACAATGAGTACATCTACCATCTTTCTTGCCTGTATCTGGATTTGTTTCGTCATAAAGTAGATGAGGACATTGTTTACAAATTTCCCATCTTCGTTCAGCTACTTCTTGAGTGGTGATTGTTTGAGAACCTCTTAACCAAGCACCTAAAGTTTTCCAATGAGTTACAGCTAAATCTCTAACCATTTGGGATGTTGGTGGAAGTTTCTTTTCTTCTTTCAACATCTCTTCGGTTTCTTTAATACAATCTAACTCTTCTTGGGTTGCTTCTCTATCTTTTGTAACCTTTGGTTTGAATTTGAATTTCTTCACTTAACCCCTAAGTGTTTCATCAATTTATCCATTTTTTTCTCTAATGAATCAACTCTTTTTATCAATTTTGATGATATATCTTTTTCTTGTGGTGTCTGTCGTTGTTGCATTTGTTGTTGTCTTTGTTTAAAGTTTTTCAACACAACTTCAACAGGTTGTAAATTAGGAAGATGTTCATTTTCATCTTTCCATTTAGTATATTCCTTACTCCACTTTTCTAACTCTTCATCTGTTGAATTTACATTAGGTGGTTTAGGAGGTTCTGAGTTTGGTCTTGGCATTTCAAGAATCTCATCAGCTGTTTTTTTCCTATCATCAGGTAAATGTTCATTGTTTTTTAACCATTTATTATATTCTTTTTTCCATTTTGTAACTTCTTTTTTCTTTGCATTCAAATATGGTGGTCTTGGTGGTACTCCATTTGGTCTTGGTGGGGCTGGAATATCTTCTCCATTAACCCATTTTTCTATGATGTCTTTTTCTCTATAACCACATACTTGGTTACCATTACTAGCATCAATTAACCATGGCGTTCCACATTGTTTATTGTATTCTTTTGATAGTTCATTTTTTAATCCTTGATTATCTTTGTCTGCTAAATCAAGTCTTAATATGTCGTGTCCTTCTTTTATCAACTCATCAATGATTGGGTCTAATTTTTTACAAAACCCACAACCAACTGAGTAAAAATAATATAAGGTAGATTCTTTTTTGGCCATAACCTATTTCTCCGATGTTTTAGTTTTAATATACGAAACTTTTCGTATATGTGTCAAGCTTTTTTTAATTTATTTTTTCTATTTTAAATATTCTTGTATTGATTTTATTCAATCCCTCTGAATTTGTTACCATTAACATATTCTTAAAGTTTTCCCAGGGTATCATAAACTTTTCATCCATAACACCATTGTTTAAATTTTTTATACATTCATTCAATGCATTGATGGTATACAATGTATTGGAATGTTTTTTTCTATGTAGTGAAATCGTTCCCTCTACTTTATTGTAATCCACACCACCTTCTGTACTTACATTATATGTGCAGATTAATTCATTTACATTGTTTTCATTTTGTAATACATATACTTTACTGAATATAATTGTATATGCATTTGTGATTTTCTCAATTGTTTCATCAAGATTATCTTTTGTTGTGAATGTTGCTAGTAGTTGTGATTTCATTATGCTTCTATTTCCTCACCAGTTTCACCACTTGTCAAACTACCATCATCTTGTAAATTATTTTTTGGAGGTGTTCCATCTCCCGTAAATGATAATTGACAACCACCACCAGTTCTACCAGGAGTTCTTTTGGTTCTAAATGTTATTGAATAGTCGTTTGGATTTTTATTTCCCTTGTCTGTGACAAATTTAGGTTTTCCGTTTTCATCATAGTATTGTTTGTTGTGTTCTAACTCCAATAAAGAGTCATTTGTTCTAATGTTATTAGCTATTTCAATTGCTGACATAAGTGATTCAACTTTTACACCACCCGATTGAACTAAATTAGGAGCATTATTTTCTCCTATTAGAGCAGCCGCATGTTCTTTGGTAACAACTTTACCCATTCTTTCTTTATAACCACTTTCAATTGTCTTTATTCTTTTACTAAACTCTTTCCAATAAGCAGAAGCATCAGGTAAATTCGCATCATCTAATTCTTTTTTAATGGTATCAATCTCTTCCATATAGTCAGCTGATATATTAGATATTTCATCTATTTCATTATCTGAAAATGTATCTCCTAATCCAACCTCAGTTAATGTTTTTTTAATGAATCCTTTTGTTTTTTCTTTTGTTTCCTCTTTATTTTCCCCTCTTATTAAATTATCATTAATAACCAATGTATTACCATCTTCACCAAGATATTGCCCTTGATTATTTCTTTTGGATTCATCTTGATGTAATTCACAAATGGTTTTTGAATTAGCAGGACATCCATATATTCTACCAGCTTTACCAAACTTACAACTAACCAATGCAACTCTTTCAGTAGTTCCACCCTTTATTTTATCACCAGCTGGAAAGTTACCAGCAGATGGTAAATAAACTTCTTCACCATTAGCAAGTTCTTGTTCATATAAATTATTTTCAGCAATTTGTTTCATAATTGAATTAGCTATATCTGCATCTGCTTTATGTAAACCAAC